CTATCACGGGGTCGGTGGATTTGAACAGTGGACACTTTATGAAACTGTCCACCCCTATTTTGGCATCGGATGCTGTAGGATTACTTCAGTTGAGACCCACACCATGACCGACTTCCACAACACCTCACTCGACGCCTACGAAGCACGGGTAAACCGGATCGAAGACCTGGACCTTCCCGCTATTCGGGAATTCATCCAGGAGCACGCTGGATGCTCCTTGGATGATGCTATTGATTGGTATGAGCAGATCAGCGGGCGCAGCGTGCCAGAGGAGCAATGGAAGCAGATTGAAGAAGTTCTGGATGAAGAAGCAGCAGATTGGGAACCTACCGACGATGAAATGATGAGCGCCTACGGCACGAAGTGGCATGACGGTTTATGAAGACATTCTGAAGGGATCGCGATTCGGTCCCTTCATCCCTTATACTTAAGAAGTCAAGCAACCAACCACCATGTTCACCTCAATCACCAATCGCAAGTCCTTCGGGGCAACCTATCAATGGGCGATCCTTTCTGTCCTCCCCATGGATGAGGGATGCATTCTGACTCAGGATGGAATGCGCCCCACGGACATCAACGCCGCCCTGGGTCTTCCTAATGAGGCGCGGACGGGTCTTGCAATGCTCCTTAAGGTCATGGCAAAGCAGGGTCTGATCAAGCGCCACGAATTGGGAGCACGTTGGGTAGAGTACACCCGTATCATGCCACTGCGGAAGCGTGAGCGCCTAGCACGGTGGATCCAGGGACAGTGATCCCTTGTGCCAGTCGTGGCGGTGGCACAGTGCCCCGCCGCCGCGCCGCCCCCCCCGTATATAAAAGGCATGGGTCCCTCTAAGCTATAAAGTCTTGCTTTCGCGAGGTCTTTATATAACTCAAAGTTTTTCTATATAAAACAAAAATGAAAAATGAAATCCCTTGTATGAAAAAAAATCCCGGAGAAAATTTTACGACCGTAGAGGTTGATCCAGTAACTGGTGAGTATGTGCTTCAAGTACCTGAGTGGGTAATATCCGAGTTTGGGTGGTATGAAGGAACACAAATAAACATGGAAGTTGATGGAGGATCTATAGTAATAAGCGAGGTGGACATAAGTTAATTCTCGTAGTATAATTACTATTGAATGCATTCACATTTTAACTTGACCAAATTATGGCAAAAGGATTTACAGTAAAAGCAAAAGCGCCCACTAAGGGTGATGGGGGAGGTGCTCCTCAGTATGATTACGACAAAGCAAGGGAGATGGTTCGTGGTAAGTCAGTAGTATTCTGTCTTCCTGGACGTGGAGTATCATACACATATTTGAAGAACTTTGTACAACTTTGTTTTGACATTGTACAAATGGGAGGTAGTATTCAGATCTCTCAAGATTACAGTTCCATGGTAAACTTTGCACGTTGCAAGTGTCTTGGAGCAAACGTACTGCGTGGACCTGATCAGATTCCCTGGGATGGAAAACTGAAGTATGACTGGCAACTGTGGATTGACAGTGATATTGTCTTTAACACAGAGAAGTTCCTACAATTGGTTCTGATGGACCAGGATATTGCATCTGGTTGGTATTGTACTGAGGATGGACAAACAACCTCTGTAGCACACTGGATGGATGAAGATGACTTCCGTAGTAATGGTGGAGTGATGAATCATGAAACCTTAGAGACCATTGGTAAGCGTAAGAAACCATTCACAGTTGATTATGCAGGTTTCGGATGGTTGCTCATCAAACATGGTGTTTTCGAGAACGAAAAGATCAAGTACCCATGGTTCGCTCCGAAGATGCAAGTCTTTGAGAGTGGTGAAGTTCAGGACATGTGTGGAGAAGATGTGTCATTCTGTCTAGATGCTATCGAAGCAGGATATGAGATCTGGTGTGATCCTAACATCAGAGTTGGTCACGAGAAGTCTCGTATTATCTGATTATGGCTGACAAATACACAATCCTTATCAAGGGAGAAATTAAGTTCAAGAACTTGACAGAGGAAGAGTATTTTGATATTATAGATGACCTGGCGATAGAATACTATCAAACAGGTCGTCCGCGTCCCTCGGACATTGAAACTAAAGTTTTTGGAGACTACTGCTAATGGCAATGCGCGTAATGATTAAGGATGGGTGGATGCCCGGAAAACCGAAGAAGTCTCGTCAAGGATCGGGAAAGAATACAAAATATGCCGCGACTTCTCGTAATGGAAAACGTAAGGTGTATCGCGGACAAGGTAGAGGTTAATACATAGTTTAGATTTGTAAACACTTATGGCTTGTTTGATTGCCAATCTTCCTTCACAGGAAGTATGGGTCCGTAAAGAATATCTAACAGATCATCAATCTGGGCATGGTGAGTTTGTAAAAGGCGTTTGGGTATCGGTTAAGTCGTTACCTGGACGCGCTTTTTATTTTGAAACTTATTTACCAGAATATGCGGCAATGTATGATAAGTTGCCGATTAGTGCATTCGTTTCAGACCCAGAGACTCCTACACCTGATATGGACCTTCCTAACCTACAGTTTTGGAACTGTATGGACTATGGTGTGGTCAGTGTAGATAAAAAGTTCATTGGATCAATGGACTTTGAGTGTTACACCCGCGATCATGGTAATGTAAAGGGCACTTATGTCTGTACGATTGACAACTATCATCATGATCCAGACTACGTAGACTGGGCAACGAGTGAAAATCCTGCCGAACATAAGTCTCATAACCTAATTGAACTTGAAAATGGACAGTATGCACTCTATCCAAATAATAGATTACGTATTTTTGATAATAGTTTGACACCTGTAGAACCTAAGATGCCTGATTTTAAAGTTTCTACTCAATATTATCAAGTTGAAAATGGTTACAAACGTCTTGGTATGGGTCGTGAAGATGAATACTTCTGGAAAACAGCAGACGAGCGTGAAAATAAATACAATGAATCGCCCAAAGAGGACTAAATGTCGGCAGAGCACATAAAAGAACTGTGGGGTGCACCAAATATCATGTCAGATTATTGGTCAAAACCACATAAAACTGAAGATCCAGAGGAAAGATTAATACAAGAAGTTTATGGTGACCCTGCTACCATAAATAAAGTCAAGAAACCTACTGACCAATGGCAATTTCGCGGGAATCAAGAGCATTTAGAGACATAAGTCTATCTTTTGATCCACATCCTGTGACAAAAGACTTGCCAATTTTGAAGAATGCGAGAGCAATCACGCGATCTGTTCAAAATTTAGTACAGACGATCCCAACAGAAAGGTTTTTTCAACCAATTTTAGGATCTGATGTACGGGCAAGTCTTTTTGATTTTGTTGATTTTGCTACTGCTAGTGTAATTGAAGAGCAAATCATCACCACAATTGATAATTTTGAACCTAGGGTTGCAAATGTGCAAGTTGATGTAGATCCTCAACCAGACAATAACACATTTAATGTTACTATCTTTTATGATATTGTTGGTCAGGACTTTCCCATTCAAGAATTTTCATTTTTGCTAGAGGCAACAAGGTAATATGCCTTTTACTAAATTTACAAATCTAGATTTTGACCAAATTAGGTCCCAAATCAAAGACTATCTCCGTGCAAACTCTACGTTTACGGACTTTGATTTTGAAGGATCTAATTTTTCTGTCTTAATTGACACGTTAGCATATAATACTTACATTACTGCCTATAACTCAAACATGATTGTGAACGAATCCTTCTTGGATTCGGCAACTTTGAGGGAAAATGTTGTTTCTTTGGCAAGAAATATTGGTTATGTACCTCGCTCTAGAAGCGCCGCTAAGGCACGTATCAATCTTAACATACAAACTAGCGGCACATCTCCTACAATGACCTTAAAAGCGGGTCTAGTGTGCGTAGGAAACGTCAATGAGAGCCAATTTGTCTTCTCAGTTCCAGAAGATGTTACCACTACAATCAATTCCGGAACCGCAAAGTTTAATGACCTTGATATTTGTCAGGGAACTTACTTAAAAAAACAATTTGTTGTTGATGGATCATTGGATCAACGCTTTGTTTTACAAAATCCGTTCATTGATATCTCTACAATCGTTGTAAAGGTCAAAGGAGCATCTGATTCTGGTGAAGGAAAAGAATATGAACTTGCTCAAAACATTTTAAACCTGAATAAGAACTCTGAGATTTATCTCATACAAGAAGTTCAAGACGAAAGGTATGAACTTCTCTTTGGAGACGGATTTTTTGGTAAAAAATTAGAAAATGGTGCAATAATTACCGTTTCTTACATTGTCACAGACGGTATTGATGGAAACGGAGCGAAAAATTTCGCATATTCTGGAAGAGTTGCCGATAATCTTGGAAATGTCATCGTTCCAAGCAGTGATGTTACAATTTCAACCACTTTAAAAGCACAAAATGGTGGAGAAATTGAAAGTATAGACTCAATCAAGTATTTTGCACCAAGAATTTATTCTTCACAGTATCGTGCAGTCACTGCTCGCGACTATGAGGCGATAATTCAGTCAATTTATCCAAATACTGAGTCTGTTTCTGTTGTTGGTGGTGAAGAATTGGATCCACCACAGTTTGGAAACGTTGTTATTAGTATTAAACCTAAAAATGGTGACTTTGTTTCGGATTTTGACAAAGAATCCATTGCCACAAAACTCAAAAATTATTCTTTATCGGGTATAAATCAAAAAATTGTTGATCTTAAGGTACTTTTTGTTGAAATTGACGCTGCAGTCTACTACAATAACGCAAAAGTTTCAAATGTCAATGATTTGAAGTCAAAAGTTTCGTCAACGCTGAATACTTTTGCCACAGCAAACATTAATCAGTTTGGTGGACGCTTCAAGTACAGTAAATTGTGTCAAACCATTGATAGTACTGATAGTGCAATCACTTCTAACATCACCAGAGTTAGAATTAGAAGAAATTTGAAAACTTTGATCAATACTTCTGCACAATATGAACTTTGCTACGGGAACAAGTTCCGTATGGACAAAAATGGGTTCAACATCAAGAGTACAGGATTTGGACTCTCTGGAAGAAGCGGAACATTCTTTTTTACCGACACTCCAGGAGAAAATGGTAAGGGAACAATTTCCGTTGTTAAAGAAAGAAATGAAAAAGGTGAATATGACGTTACAATTAAGTCAGCAGGAACAGTTGACTATGTAAAAGGTGAAATATTATTGAATACAATTACATTCTCATCCACAATTAAAGAAAACAATGTTGTTGAGATTCAGGCAGTGCCTGATTCTAATGATGTTATCGGTTTGAAGGACCTTTACCTATCTTTCTCGGTTGCTGATAGTGAGATAAATATGATTAAAGATACTATTACATCTGGCGAACAGATCTCTGGCGTCGGTTATAAAGTTACTTCAAGTTACCTAAACGGAGAACTTAAGAGAGGATAAGAATGATACAAACAGGGTTTGAAAGAAGGGTTAAAGTACAACAAGTAATTGAGAGTCAGTTACCCGAATTTCTTAGATCCGAAAGTCCAAAATCTATTGACTTTCTGAAGCAATATTATATTTCTCAAGAACATCAGGGCGGTGCTACTGATATTGTTGAGAACTTAGACCAATATTTAAAATTTGATAACCTTACACCAGAGGTTGTCACTGGATACACCAGTTTGACTGCTGGTATATCTTCTACTGCAGACACAGTTCAGGTTTCTACAACTAAAGGGTTTCCTGATGAATATGGTCTTTTTAAGATTAATGATGAAATTATCACTTATACTGGAAAAACTGCAACTTCCTTCACTGGATGTGTAAGAGGTTTTAGTGGTATTTCTTCTTATCGTTCTTCTCTTGATCCTGAGGAACTGATATTCAGCGACACTTCAGAAGAAGTTCATGCTAATGGTTCTACTGTACAGAATCTCAGTGCTCTGTTTCTTAAAGAGTTTTACAGAAAATTAAAATATTCTTTTGCTCCTGGTCTTGAAGATGTTGATTTTGTAGATAATTTAGACGTTAATAACTTTCTTAAGGAGATAAGAAGTTTATATGAATCAAAGGGAACAGAAGATTCTTTCAAAATTCTCTTCAAAGTTCTTTATGGTGTAGATCCAAAGGTAATTGATTTAGAAGATTATCTAATAAAACCTTCAGCAGCAAAGTTTAAAAGAAGAGAAGAAGTTGTTGTTGAGAGAATTTCTGGTGATCCAAATAAGTTAGTTGGACAAACAATTAGAAAGTCTACTGATAGTGCAACTCAAGCTTCCATATCAGAAGTTGAAATTTTTACCAATTCTGGTATTAGCACATATTACAAACTTGGATTGTTTGTAGGTTTTGATGATAAAGATTTAATTGAAGGAACATTTAAAGTTCAACCAGCCACGAAAGTAGCAAATACTGTTAGTGTCGGTGCTTCTGTAATAACAGTTGATTCTACAGTCGGATTTGCCCAAACTGGAAAGATTATTGCTGGAGAAAATACAATTGAATATGCAGATAAAACTGTAAACCAATTTCTTGGATGTAGTGGTATTGGAACTGCAATTACCTCATCAACAGAACTTAGAACCGATGAAGTTTATATTGGTTATGAAGATGGTGATATTTCTAAGAAAGTAGAAGTTCGTATTGGTGGAGTTCTTTCTGAGTTCAAAGCGACGAATGACATTTTACTTTCTAATGAGGGTCAAAAGATATTTGTCAAAAATATTGGTGAAAGAATCAAAAATCCAGAACTGAATAAGACTGATAAGCAAATATTTGCTAATAGTTGGATTTACAACACAAGTTGTAGATTTGATGTAGAGAGCATCAACGGTGCCACAGTTCAATTGAAGAGTGAAATTGATGATTCTAGTCTCAAGGTTGGAGATACTGTAGATATTCTAAATGGATCTACAGAAACTGTTCTTCATGCAAACGCTGTAGTTGCTACGGTTAGTGCTACAAACAAACAAATTACCCTTGATAATCTTGTAGGATTCACTGCTAATTCCACAATAATTTACACAATTAGAAGAAAACTTGAAACCGCTACCAGTAGTGGTACTCCACTGTTCTATGGTGATAATACAGTCACCACTGATGTTCAGAATGTATATACGGATGACGCTCATGCATATGTTGCTTCAAACTCTTTACCTTCATATGACATTAGCGAAACTGCTCTGAGCGCAACTCTTGCGTCTGCTGCTGGTAATGCTCTCCAAGGATTTGATTCGTCAACACAGAAGTATAGTATTATCTCCTTTGCATCTCCAGTACCTTTCGTAACTGGTGATGAAGTCTTCTATAAAGCATCCTCAGACACCCTTGTAGGACTCCCTGAGGGCGTTTACTTTGTTGAAGTACTATCCACATCCAATCAAATCAAACTCTTTGCCTCTAGGTCTCTGATTGAAGGGGGATCCTCTTTAGAATTTACCTCTGCTGGGGCAGGAACACACAAATTTGTTCTCGCATCTCAAAAGAGTGAAGCAATTTATCCTCAACAATTACTGAAAAAATTCCCAATCGTCAGAAATATCAAAGACGGTAAAGGGACATCAACTATTCCTGGTTCTACAGGAATGTTAGTTAATGGTACTGAAGTTGTAAACTATAAGTCAAATGACAAGATTTACTTTGGTCCAATCAAAAATGTAAGACTTTATAATGGTGGTAAAAACTACGATGTAATAAATCCACCAACTATTGAAATTGGTTCTCCTGGAGCTGCTTATACCACTGCTCTTGTAAGACCTGTGGTTCGTGGTAGTGTAACTGAAGTACAAATTGACCCGCAAGATTTTGATTTAGTAGATGTTACTTCCATCACCATTGATGGTGGTAATGGATCTGGAGCAGTCTTGCAACCAATATTAGAGACCAGATATCGTGAGATTGAGTTTGATGCTCGTTTGACTTCTGGTGGCGGTGCTATTAGCAATACTAACGATACCATTACTTTTGTAAAACCACATAATCTGAGAAACGGTGATGCTATTGTCTATAGTAGAAATGGTAATAATGCAATTGGCATTGGAACTTTTGGTGGTTCAAACAGTCATCAAGATAAAGCATTAGCAAGTGGATCTGTATACTTTGCACAAATTGTCAACCCAACAACAATTAAGTTGTATGAAACTTTTGAAAATTACTCAAGTGGTATCAGCACAGTAGGATTTACTACTACTTCTCAAGGTACTCATAAATTTAGATTATTTGATGGTAAGAAAAATATTAGTGCAATCAAAGTCACAAACTCTGGAAGTGGGTATGAGAACAGACAATTAAAAGTTAAGTCTGAAAATATTTCTTCTGTAAGTGATTCAATTACTTTCAATAATCATGGATTCTTGGATGGAGATAAAATTCTCTATGCAACAGATAATACTGCTGTAACTGGATTATCCACCAATGTGCAGTATCAAATATTAAAAATTGATGATCACTCTTTCAGACTTGCAAATGCTGGAGTTGGTGGAACAAATACAACTGATTACACCAAGAGACAACATGTTAACATTACTGATGTAGGAATTGGAATTCAAAACTTTGCTTATCCTCCGGTAACAATTACCGTTAATGCAGAGTTTGATGGTGTATCTGGAGTTATCACAGCAACTCCATCTGTAAGAGGTGAGATTGTTGATCTTTACTTGTATGAAACTGGAACTGGTTATGGTTCAAAAATCCTAAACTTCCACAAAAAACCAGACATTAAAATTAAAAATGGTAAAAATGCCGAATTGAAACCACTTATTTCTGGTGGAAAAGTTGTTTCTGTACAAGTTACTAATTCTGGCAGTGAATATTCATCTGCTCCAGATCTTAAAGTTGAGGGTGAGGGTGTTGGGGCAAAACTTAGAGCCATCGTTAGTGGTGGAAAAATTACTAATGTTGTAGTTCTCACTGGTGGTATAGGTTATTTTCAAAATACCACTTCAGTAGTCGTAACTTCCGCTGGTTCTAATAGTGTTGTTGATGTTGAAGTTAGAGATTTAGTTTGTAATTCTCATACTAGGTTTGGTGATGAAATTTTAGTTGAAACTGCAGAAAAACTTGAATATGGATTGGTAGGATATTCCACTGCTATTGGTGCTGATACTTTTGGTGATATTGGCGGAACACATTCCCCAATTATTGGTTGGGCATATGATGGTAATCCGATATATGGTGGTTATGCCTATACAGATCCTTCAGATGTAAACTCAGGTATCAAAATTTTAACAAGTAGTTACGAATTGGCAACTACGGAAGTTTCTGATAGACCTTCTGGATTTACTGCTGGATTCTTTGTAGAGGATTACAAGTTTACAGATTCTGGTGATCTTGATGAGCACAATGGAAGATATGCTAAAACCCCAGAATATCCTAATGGCGTTTATGCTTATCATTCTACAATTACTAGTGATGGAAAAAATAGTAAGTTCCCGTTCTTTATTGGTGGATCTTATTCTTCTGTTCCAGTAACTCAAAATATTAATCAAACATTTGACTTTAACTCTTCAGACTTACGAAGAAATACACTCCCTTATGTTGCTGGTGATAAATTTGCTACTAATGATTTTGTTTCTGAACCAAATGAAGTTCTGACTCAAAGTGCTGTTATTGATTCTATTGTCAGAGGGTCTGTAGACGGATTCAAGATTAATAATTCTGGTACAGATTACAGAGTTGGAGAAACTCTAACGTTTGATAATGAAGGGACTAGTGGTGGGGGACTGTCTGCATATGTTAGTAGAGTCACTGGTAAGTCTATCGTAGATGTGACTACTACAATTCAAAGTCATCAAAATGCGATTCTTGTTTGGGAGAAGAGTGGTGCAGTATCTGTCAACGTAGATCCATTCCATGAATACTTTGATAACGATCAAATTGCAGTTTCTGGACTTTCTACATTCATTTCTGGACTTACAAAATCTCACAAAATTGGAGTTTCGTCAGAAAGAACTCGCCTTTCAGTTCAAGTCGCGGCCAATTCCTCAGTTGGTTTTGTTACTGATATCTTCGTTAATAGAATTGTTGACTCCGTTTCTGTAGGTAGCACTCTGGGGATAGGCACAGAGACTTTATCTGTTTTGGGTACATATCCAGAGAAAAAAGTAATTAGAGTCTTGAGAGGCATTGTAGGTGCCGCACACACTGCAAACAGTGATGTATTTGTGTCTCCGAGTAAATTTACCTTACCTGTAAATGTCTCATATTTTGACTCGTCTGTAAATGACAAAGTATTCTTCAATAGTATCCAATCTGTAGGTATCGGGACTACTACTGGAGCATCCTCTTCAAAAGGATATTTCACTGGAAGTCTCCATTATACAATTTCAGTACCAACTCAGGGGATTTACCTACCCAACCACCCCTTTAAAACTGGTGAACAAGTTACATTTGAAAGATTTGCAGGTTCACAAGGATTTACAGTTTCTAATACTAATACTAGCGCAACTTATAGTATTCCACAAAGTGGAAACACTCAAACCTTATTTGTAGTCAAAAAGACTGATGATATCATTGGTCTTTGTACTCAGGTTGGTCTTACCACGAATACTGAAGGTGTGTATTTCAGAAATATAACGTCCAACGCTGACAGTAGGGACTACAGATATTCTCTTACCTCAAATAAAACTCAAGTAACTGCCAAAGTAGAAAAAATTAGAGCAAAAGTTGCCGTTTCTACAGCACATGGTCTTATTAATGGTGATGTTGTAAATCTGAGTGTAAATTCGGAACAATCAGTCGGAATTGGAACATCAGTTTCCGTATACCTCAAGTACAACTCTGCAAACGATAAGTTACTTATTAATCCAATCGGATTCACTTCAACTGCGGTAAACACTTCTACAAATAGATTGACTCTCACTGAGCATGGTCTCAAGACAGGTGATAAGGTATTTTATGATTCTAATCTTATTATATCTGGTCTTTCTACCGGTTCTTACTTTGTTTATAGAATTGATGATAACACTATCAATCTTGCAAATACAAGGTTTGATACTATTTCTAACCCACCATCCGTAGTAAGTTTTGGATCTACTGGTGGTTCCAGTCAAGAGTTATCTGCAATCAATCCAAGATTAAATCTTGTTAGAGATAACAATTTGGTATTTAATGTAAATGATTCCTCCTTGAGTGGTTACAACTTTAGACTTTACTATGATAGTGATTTCAAGAATGAATTAGTTTCTATTGGTTCTTCTACAACCTTTAGTACAGTGAGTGTTGGAACTGTTGGTATTGCCAATACAGTAACTGCATCAACAGTCACTCTTAACTTCAATAAGAACCTTCCATCTAAAGTTTACTATCAACTGGATAAGGCAGGATATATCAGTACTGCTGACACAGAAGTTACAAACTATTCTGAAATTAATTTCATTAATAGCACATATTCTGGAACGTATAGTGTCACAGGAGTTGGTGAAACAGCATTTACTGTCTCGCTCAAGAACGTTCCGGAAGATCTTGACTATAATCAATCATCTACAAGTGTTCTTAAGTATTCCACCTCTTCACCAAGATCTCTTGGTGGTGTTGACAAACTGGAAATCACTTTTGGTGGAGCCAGTTATAAGAAACTTCCTAAGTTTGTAAGTATTGCATCCACTGCAGGTATCAACGCAGATATAATTCCTACATCCACAACTCTTGGTAGAATCAATCAAGTTACAATACAAGATACGGGATTTGATTTTTCTGCAGACAAGACACTCAGTCCAGAAGTTTATATTTCACCAAATATTACAGTTGTTAATAGAAATACCGTTTCTGGTATAACAATAACATCTGGTGGTTCTGGATTCACTTCCCCTCCAGATCTTGTTCTTGTTAATCCTGATACAGGATCTGCTTATGATAATGGAACTCTGATTGCAAAGATGCAGGGTTCATCTATCAATAAAATTGAAATACTTGATGTTCCCAAGGGTCTTTCTGACACAGAATCTAAAGTATTCTCTGCAAATAATAGTAATGGTGTTGGTGTTAATAGTGTTTTCTCGTCACCTGCAGGCGTTGTAACATGTGTTCTTGCAACTCCAACTCTCGGATTTACAACTTCTACGGCACCATTTTCTATAAACGACTTTGTATATGCCGAAAATATCTCCTTAGCATCTACTACAGGTACAGGATTCAATTCCCAAGATTATTCTTACAACTTCTTCAAAGTAACAGCATACAGAAATACCAACCCTGCAGAGGTTGAATTTGATATTTCCCCATATGCAACTAATGCTGGTGTTGCTCAAACAGATGGACAAAGTACTTTTGCTACTCTTATTAATAGGAACGACTATCCAACATTTACTGTTGTACAAACTCCTTTAGAGTTTATTGTTGGAGAATCACTCTTTATTAAGTCTGGCAATACTTATATTGGAATAGATCTTATAGTCACCAATAATCTTAATGATGCTATTAAGGTTTATGGAACTTATGAATTAACTAAAAATGATGTGATTGTCGGAAAAAATTCCGGCACAATAGCAACTATCAATAAAATTGATGAAAATACTGGTATATTTGAAGTTGATTACTCTCTTGAGACTGATTATGGTTGGGCAAATGACACAGGTAAGTTAAATGAAGATTATCAAGTTATTCCCGACAACGACTATTATCAGAATCTTTCATATAGCATAAAGAGTCCAATAGAATTTGAGGACTGGGTAAATCCTGTTAATAGAATGCTTCATTCCTCCGGATTGAAAAATTTTGCTGACACCGGAATTACATCAGAAGGAAAAGTCTCAGCAACGAGCAGATCTGCAAATAGTAGTGCTTTAATTGATATTATCAATCTAAATGCTAACGGAACTACAATGAGAGTTGATGCTATCAACTTCTTTGATTTTGGTATTGACATTGATGTATCAAATAACAAGTCTAAGTTTATTAAGTTCCAAAATAAGAGACTTTCTGATTATATTGAATGTAAGACTAATAGGGTTCTGACGATTGATAACTTCAACAGTCAATTCTCTAACCAAGAGAATGCTAATACGACTCTGTATCGTGATATTGATAAGTTTATTGATAATGATGGATATAGTAGATATTTGATTCAGATGATCAAACCTAATAGCAAAGATCTTCAGGCAACTGAGTTAATTGTTGTTAATACAAAAAATGATGATTTGATCACTGTTGAGAAAGCATCTATTCATAACACGAAAGATGACCTTGTTGATATTGAAGCGATTAAAGATGCTTTTAATAACGTTTCACTGAGATTGACACCAGATGATCCTTTTAATGATGATATAGATGTTAAATTTATAAAGAACAACTTTAACACCACTCTTGCGGGCATTTCTACACAATCTATTGGATTTGTCAATTTGATCGGAAATAATGTTTCTGTTGGTGTTGGTTTGACGGGATTAGTTTTTGAAGGTTCTTCAAGTGGAACTGAATCCATATTTGCAAATATTGAACTTATTGACACTGTTACTAACGATAAGACGATTGTTGATATGTTTGTTGATCATGATGGAACTGATACTTACAGATCAGACTTTTTCTTTGATAACAGCACTTTAGGATACTCTCCCAAGTTTATTGGAACTTTCACCAGCAACATCGCATCTGGTGTCCTTAAGTTGAATTTTGAGAACACCGAGTCTAATGATGTTCTTGTTCGCTCTAGGATTGTTGGATTCAATACAGTTGGTGCTGGAATTGGCACTCATATATTTAAAGCAAGTGGTCAACCGGACAGTTCTGTTAAAGAGGGTCGCCTTGAAACGAAATTCTCCACATTCTCAGGAACTGGAATTTCTACAGTATTGACTTATGATAAGGCAGATGTAACAACAGTGAAATCTACTGCAAAAGTATCTTATGGTAATACATCTGCATTACATCAAGTCTTATTTAATCATAATAACATAAATGCCTTTACAGTACAATATCCACACCTTTCTATCGGTAGCACGATGGGTATTGGTACATTTGGTGCTGATATTAATGGTAGCAATTTCGTTCTAGTATTCCATCCAGATGCTAACATTAGTGATGATATTACTGTTCAAATTTACAGTGAAATCATTCAAACTGAGAAAGATTTGAATAATGTTCCGGCAACATTAACTTACGGATCTGCAAATGAACAACTGAAAACTTCTCAGTATGATTCTATCAATGGTGATAGAACTAACAAGGTTGACTTTGATGTTAAGCACAACAGTGTTCCAGTATTTGAAAAGCAATTTAATCCCGGTACTTCTACTGTTGTCAATCTTGGAACAGGGGTATTCACAATTGCTGATCACTTCTTTAGTAACCGTGAAAAACTAACATACACGCCAAGATCTACTTTTGTAGGTGGTGCCTATACTTCCATGGTTATGTCCAATGGAAATGCTCTTCCTTCCACAGTTTACGCTATTAAGACGAATAATAATGAGTTTAAACTTGCTACTAGTAAAACTGGTACAGCAGTTACATTCAACTCTGCTGGAAGTGGAAATGGACATACTCTTGAAATGGAGAAGAAACTTGAGAAATCTTTGATTACCATTGATGGTGTCTCAAGATCCCCTCTGGCATTTACTTCAATCAACTATACTCTCAATAATAACGGTGGATCTATCTCTATTGGTGCAACATATTTTGGTATTTCTGGAATCTCTTCCATTCTTCCAGGAGATGTTTTGAAAGTTGATGATGAGTTTGTCAAGGTTAATGCTGTTGGTCTTGGAACTACAACTATTGGTCCTATTACAGGAACAGGTTCTTTCAACGTTGTCAAAACTGAAAGAGGATTTGTTGGAACTTTAGCAACCACACACACTGACGGATCTGCCATCAGAGTTTTCCAAGGTTCTTACAATATGACTAGAAGTAAGATTCACTTCACTGAAGCACCTAGAGGTAATACTCAAGAACTGGTTGATAATAGTAACATTCCATACCATAAGTCCACCTTTAACGGCAGAGTATATCTGAGAAATGATTATGCGTCCAACCAAATTTATGATGATATCACTAGACAATTCACTGGTATTGGTGCGACCTATCGTCTGACGGTTGGTGGTGCTAATACAACAGGTATTGAAACTGGTAGTGGTTTGGTATTCATTAATAATATGTTCCAAACTCCAACCACTGACAACAACACTGGAGGAAACTATAGTTTCACTGAAACTGGCAGCACATCTAATTTAGTGTTTACCGGAGTAAAAGATTCAAATGATGATCTTATAATTTCCGAAACTGATGTAAACAAGAATCAACTTCCAAGAGGTGGGATGATTGTTTCACTTGGTTCCACACAGGGTCTTGGAGTTGCTCCTCTGGTTGGTGCCTCTGTAACTGCTTTTGTGTCTGGTGGTGTAATTCAGACTATTGGAGCTGGTGCTACTGATATTCTTGGTTCTGGATACCGTGGAACGGTTGCTATTGGAATCACTGATCCAAATCATAATGGTAACGCCGCTGCTGTTACCGTTACAGTTGGTGCTGGTGGATCTCTTGCATTCAATGTAACAAATGGAGGTACTGGATATAGTTACAATCCAACCATTAATATTCCATCTCCATCATACGAAAATCTTTCCATCACGGGCGTATCTCGTCTTGGTCAAGGTGCTACAACCGATACTGGCAGCGGTCTTCTACTTAATGTGGAAGTTGGTGCTGCTATAACATCAGTTGGAATTGGTTCTACTCTATTTGAAGTTAAAAACTTTAAGATTGTTAGAAACGGATATGGATTTAGAATTGGTGATAAGTTTAAACCAGTGGGTCTTGTAACTGCCAAGGGTCTTCCTGCAATGGTCAATGAACCAGAATTTGAAGTTCTGGATGTCTTTAATGATAAATTTGCCGCTTGGCAATTTGGCGAACTTGATTATATCGATTCAATCTCCAATCTTATTGACGGATCTCGCGTCAGATTCCCGTTAAATTATAAAGGAGAACTTGTAAGTTTTGAAGTTGATAGGAATGATCCAGATTCTTCGGCGATTGATCTTGAAGCAGTCCTTCTGATCTACGTAAATGGTGTAATTCAGCAACCCAATGTTCACTATCAGTTCGTTGGTGGTACATCAATTGTATTCAAGACTGCGCCAACTGCAAACGATAATATTGATATCTTCTTCTACAGAGGAACTAGAGGAACTGATAGTGTTAGCGTAAATGTTAACACTTCTGTTGAAACTGGAGACCTTCTGCAAATGCAGAAGACTGAAAACAGTCTTGCTCAAGATCCAAGAACAATTTACAACATCAATAACTCTGATAAGGTAGAAACTAATATCTACGCTGGTCTTGGCATCGATGAAACTAACTTCAAACCACTTAGTTGGATTAAGAAGAAGGTAGATCAGAGACTTGGTGGCGAACTTGTTAACAAGTCTAGAGATTCTATTGAAGGGCAGGTTTATCCTACCGCAAGAGTTATTGGAGATATTTCTGCATCTGCTACTGAAATATTTGTTGATGACGCACAATTCTTCAATTATGAAGAAAATGAATCTTCTATTAATATCACCAGTGTCAATGGATTACTTGTTAATACATCAACAGAACATGTATCTGCTGCTGTCACTGCTGTAGTCTCTTCAACAGGAACCATTAGTTCCTTGGATGTTACTGAAGGAGGTGCTGGTTACTCTGGTTCAGCAACACTTAAGATCGCTGCACCGAAGGCAGTGGGTGTTGGTATTGGTACAACTGCTACCGGTACGGTCGCTATTGTTAATGATTTTATCAACTCAGCATCTGTAACCAATGCTGGTTTTGGATATACCCGCACAGCACCTCCACAGGTTCTGGTTTCTGCTCCAGCACTTTCTGTTGAAACTTTAACTGGAATTACCGCTGTCGCTGGTTTTGCTGCGACAATAACTGGTATTTCCACAGCAGTTGGAACTGGTGGAAATAATCTTGCCCTTGCGTTTAGTTTCACGGCATCTAACACTGCAGGACTTCAAGAAGGTTATCCAATCTTCGTTAAAAATACTAGTATTGGTAATGGTGTTAGATCCATTAACAGTTCCGATAATTCAATCGTAGCTATCGGAACAACATTCCTGGACAACGTTTACATCATCAACGACCTTCACACAACTGCGACGACTGGAGTTGCAACTTGTAACATTCTTTCTACTACTACGCATACGGGTCTTACTACGACAGGTAGTTTGACGGTTCCACAAGGAACACTCTCTTGGGGCAGACTTTCTGGGTTTACCAGAGCATCTTCTCCAATCGCTATCGGTGTTACTGGTTTGAGAGTTGATGCTGGATTATCAACATTCCCCACTATCCAAAGACGGGGATTCGGTTTGAGAGACAATGGATCTCTCAGAAAGGACCTGGGATAGTTATAAATATAGAAAAAAGCTAGCAACGATGGCGGCAATTGTAACCGATCAGTTTAGAATATTAAATGCGGGAAACTTTGTAGATTCCGTCACTAGTACTGATAATTCTTACTATATTTTTGTTGGTTTATCCAATCCTTCCATAGTTGGATTTGGAAGAACTACAGACTGGGATACAAATACTCCTAGTCCTATTGACAATATTGATTATGCCAATTTTATTGGTGACAATATGTCATTTGGTAAAAAAGTCTCCTCTGCTAATGTCAGAAGACTAGTAAGGAGAGTTGATTGGACTAGTGGGACGAAATATGAAATATATCGTCAAGATTATAGTCTCAAGAATCTTTCCCCAACTACAAAGTCTGCAAGACTTTATGATGCGAACTACTATGTAATGAACAGTGAGTTCAAAGTATATACTGTTATTGATAATGGATCTTCTGGAATTAGCACAACAGGAAATGCTTCTATTGACGAACCAACTTTTACTGATCTTGAACCATCAAAAGCAGGAGTAAGTGGAGATGGATATGTATGGAAATATCTTTTCACAGTATCTCCAAGTGATATTATTAAGTTTGATTCTACTGAATACATTTCTCTTCCAAATAACTGGTCTACATCAACAGATGCTCAGATAGTTGCTGTTAGAAATAATGGTGATTCTGATATTAATGAGAATCAGATTAAGAAAGTATATGTTGACCAGCAGGGATTGGGATATTCTCAGGGATCTCATGAAGTTAATATTTTGGGTGATGGAACTGGAGGTAAAGTTATTGTTGATGTAGATGTCAATGGTAAAATTACAAACACTATAGTTTCCTCTGGTGGAAAAAATTATAGTTATGGAATTGTAGATCTTGGATCTATCAATTCCAACTCAAGCACTAAAGCAAAACTAATCCCAATTATTCCACCATCAAAAGGTCATGGTCATGATCTTTATAAAGAACTTGGTGCAGATAAAGTACTTGTTTATGCAAGATTTGACGATTCTACCAGAGATTTTCCAACTGACATAACCTTTGCACAAATTGGCATAGTCAAGAATCCAACTTCTATAGGATCTACAACAGTTTTCTCCGAAAATCAGTTTTCTTCCTTCGGAGCATTAAAGTTTTCCTCAGTTACTGGAACAGTATCTGTTGGTGATAAGATTGGTCAAAGTGTCACTGGTGGAAAAGCAGTAGGTTTTGTTGCCTCGTTTGATAATGAAACTAAAGTATTGAAGTATTTTCAAGATAGAAATGCTTTCCTAAATCAAACTACGTTTGATCAAACAGATTATGTCGGTGTTTCTACTAACGGTAAACTGTACGAGTTTGCTTCAAATACAAATGCAGTTACTACCACTGGAGGTTTCTCTGGTTCTATTGATACTGGGTTCACTGGTATTACTACAAACCCATCAGGAACAAAACTTATTTCAATTGGCACCCAAATCACAAACGGGATTGCCAATCCTGAGATAAATAAAGGGTCGGGAGATATTGTCTATATTGACAATCGTCCAGCAATCTCCAGAAACTCAAGACAAAAAGAAGACGTTAAAATCATCCTGGAATTCTAAACGATGCCACAGAAAACTAATCTCAATATCAATCCTTATTTTGACGATTTCGATAAGGATGATAATTTTTACAAGGTTTTATTTAAACCAGGATTTCCAGTTCAGGCTAGAGAACTGACTACTCTGCAATCAATTCTGCAGAATCAGATAGAATCGTTTGGAAGTCATATGTTCAAAGAGGGGTCCATGGTGATCCCTGGAAATATTGCATTTGATCCTGAGTATTCTGCTGTTAAATTAAATGCAGACCACTTAGGAATTGATATTTCTGTATATGGGAAAAATCTTGTAGGGAATAGGTTAAGAGGACAAACATCTGGTGTTATTGCTAAAGTTGACAGATATGAGAATGTATCTGATTTAAATGGAATAACAAACCCAACTATTTTTGTAAAGTATACTCAGTCGGGTGATAATAATCAAGTTGAACCTTTCCAAGATGGGGAAGTATTAATCACTGAAGAATCTTTCACTTATGGTAACACTTCTATAAATGCTGGTGAGACTATTGCTTCTTTGATATCTGAAGATGCTACTGGAGTTGGAAGTGCTGTATCTATTGCTCCGGGAGTATATTTTATTAGAGGATCTTTTGTAGATGTTTCTTCTGATAAAATTTTCTTAGATCCATATTCTAACACACCATCTTATAGAGTTGGATTAACTATTACTGAAGAAATCATCACAGCAAAAGATGATGATTCTTTGTATGATAATGCAAAAGGATTTTCTAACTTTGCTGCTCCTGGAGCAGATAGATTAAGAATTAAACTTACATTATCTAAGAAACTTTTAACTGATAATGATGATAAGACTTTTGTAGAAATTCTCAGAATAGATAATGGGGAAATAAAAAAACTTCAGAACAAATCTAACTATAATCTCATCAGAGATTATTTTGCACAAAGAACTTTTGAAGAGTCTGGTAATTATGCTATTGATGATTTTCAAGTTGAAGTCAGAGAAAGTTTGAATGATAGACTTGGAAATGAAGGAGTATATTTTTCTGGACAATCCACTGATCAAGGAAATAATCCTTCTGAAGATCTTATGGCAGTATCTGTTTCTGCTGGTAAGGCATATGTTAAAGGATTTGATGTAGAGAACAGTGCCACTAAAATTATTGATGTTGAAAAACCAAGAGATACTAAAACAATAACGAATGCTTTAGTTCCATTTGAAATGGGAACTCTAATTCGTGCTAATAATGTTCAGGGAACTCCATTATTTGGTGTCAATAATAATAGCAATATTGTAAAACTTCAAGGTCAAAGGAGAGGAAACTCCACAACTGCTGCTACTGGAACTGAAATTGGTCAAGCAAGAGTATATAACTTTAGTCTTACAGATTCTGTTCAAGTAGATCTTTCCACTTCTTGGGATTTGTATCTTTTTGATGTTCAGACATACACCACAATTAGTCTGAACGAAAACACTCTGACTGCTGACATACCTATCAGTTCTTACATTAGAGGTGTAAGTAGTGGTGCTTCTGGATATGTTCAGAGTGCTCCTGGCGGGACTACTGATATTACTCTGATGCAGACATCAGGAACCTTCATTGTTGGTGAACAACTTTTAATTAATGAGAGTAAAGAAATTTCTCGCTCGATTACAAGTCTCACAACTCATACTATTGAAGATGTCAAGTCAATTTATCAAGACTCCACAGCACTGAATTCTGAACTCAAGAGAGATTTTATTGCTGATACCATCCTCGAAAGAAAACTCCTCACTGGATTTGGCATAGCAGACACTGTTAGTATCAGCAATGCTGGTGCTATGACTTCTCCAGGTAAGTTCTTTAACAATATAAAGGTTGGAGATATTGTTAGATATCAAATTGCTGGAACTAGTGATGAAACTTTTAACAGAGTTAGTGCGATCAATACTGCTAAAACACAAGTCACCTTAGTTGCTGAGCAGGATAGAACTAATGTTTGTGATGGTAGTCTTCCAAGTGGAACTTTCACCGGAACATTTACATTAGGTGTGCCTGTTGTTAGAGAACGTGGTGGTTTGTTCGCACCTCTTGAAGAACAAAATATTTCTTCTGTTGACTTGGGATCTTCCAATCTCTTAGTTTCTAGTCAACTAAGAGAGCAAACCACAAGTGTTGCTGGAACTCTGGCTATTAATGTAACTGCAACTGGAATTAGTAGTTGTTTATTTGAATCCTTTGATCAAGAAAGATACAGTATTCATTACAATGATGGATCAATTGAAACTTTAACTGGAGATCAAGTATCTCTCAGTTCTGCAGGTCAAGTTATTACCTTTACTGGACTTACTGCGTCTCAATCTAGTAATGTAACGGTAAACACTACTGTTAAGAAAATTGGTATTACTAATAAAGATAAAGTGCTTACTAGAAGCACTAAAGTTGAAGTAAATAAATCCGCTGCAGGTGTATCTACTTCTATATCCGCAACATCACAAAGTAATTTTTACGGAACAAGAATTCAGGATAGAGAAATTTCTCTTAATGTCCCAGACGTTGTTGAAGTTATTGCAGTATATGAATCATTAGGAACATCAGTTGCAACTTTAGATTCTCTAGAGTTTCCTGCAGGATTAGCACTCAACACAGCATCTATTCTTGGTGAAAGAGTTATAGGTAATACAAGTAATGCAATTGCTCAAATCGTTACACGATCATCAGCAACAAAAGTAGAAATTGTATATCTGACAGATGATAAGTTTGTAGTAGGTGAAAACGTAACCTTTGAAGACTCTAAAATTATTGCCCCTCTTCAAGTTATTGGTCTTGGAAACTTCTCTAACGTAACTAATAATTACGCTCTTGATAAGGGAGTAAATACACAATTCTATGATTATTCTAGAATTGTTCGTAATGAAAAGAGTTCTTATGTACCTTCAAGAAAACTTCTGATTATTTACAATCATTATACAGTTCCATCTAATGATACTGGTGATGTTTACACAGTAAATTCTTATAATTCTGAAAGATTTGAGGATGACATTCCTACAGTAGGAGGATTGAGAGCATCTGACACTTTAGATTTTAGACCTAGAGTATCCAATTTTACTTCTACGTCACTTTCACCTTTTGATTATACGGCAAGGACTTTTGCAACAACGGGAACTAATCCCAGTTTGTTAGTCGCACCAGATGAAAGTTCGTTGGTTGGATATAGTTTCTATCTTCCAAGAATTGATAAGGTTGTTTTTAGTGCACAAGGTAATATTTCGGTAATTAAAGGGACTAGTGCTGAAGATCCTAAAGAACCACAAATTTCCTCAGATATGATGGAAATTGGCACTATTGAACTACCAGCATATCTTTATGATACTTCTGACGCAGTGTTGACTTTGGTTGACAACAGAAGATATACGATGAGAGATATTGGAAAAATTGAAGATAGGGTTGAGAATTTAGAAACTCTTACCTCTTTATCTCTTCTTGAACTTGATACAAGAACTCTTCAAGTTAGAGATGCTGACGGACTTGATAGATTTAAATCAGGTTTCTTTGTAGATGATTTTACAGATAGTCAAAGAATGGATCCTAACTCTGAAGCAGGCACCCAAGATAATGAGTTGAAACCTCCTGTTGATTATTTTTCTTTGAAACCAGAGGTTGCTGCCGGTCTTCCCACTGTTGGTGGTTTTGATTTAGATTTTAAGCTTCTTGATCCAAATGTTCAAAAAACTGGCGATTTAATTACACTTAAATATAGTGATAAATCGTGGATCAAACAAACTCTTGCTTCTAGAGTTGAGAATGTAAACCCATTCAATATGATAGAGTTTAAAGGTAGAGTTGTAATTTCTCCATCTCAAGATAGTTGGATCAGAACAGTTACGATTGATGGCGGCAAAACACGGAGCGGAAGACGTGGTGGTGGAGGTACAAGGGATGCCTTTGCGAGAACATTAACAGCAGCAGGAGTTGAGTTTACACGAACAAGTAGTCAATTCTTCATTAACAGGGAAACTAAATTATCTTCTGAACCAGATAGACATATTAGATCTAGAAACGTAGCATTTAATGCTACTGGTTTGAGACCACTTGCAAGACACTATCATTTCTTTGATGGATCTACTAATTTAGATATAATTCCTAAATTGATTGAAGTCACAATGACTTCTGGCGTTTTTAGTAATGGAGAAACAGTCAAAGGATTCGTTGGGTCTAGACAACTCTTCTCTGTCAGAATTTGTCAACCAAATCATAAAAAAGGTCCAATTATTAATCCAACCAATACATTCCGTTTCAATCCATATAATAAAACTGTAGAACTTCCAACAGTCTATTCTGCATCTTCAACAGTATTGAACGTTGATATTAATTCTTTAATGGAAGATGTTCTTGGCAAGTTTAATGGACGTATTGTAAAAGATATGGTTCTTCTTGGTGAAACGAGCGGTGCACAAGCAAAAGTATCTGATATAAGACTAATTGCAGATGCTTTTGGTAGTATACAGGGATCCTTCTTCTTCAGAGACCCTCTTACATCTCCACCACCTCCTGTAAGATTTACAACCGGTAGAAAGACATTTAAGATTACTTCTAGTTCTACTAATGCAGAACCATTACCTGGTAGTTTAAAAATTAGTAGTGGTGAAAGCTCCTACAATACTTCTGGAATTGTTGAAACATTCCGTAGAACAACTAATATTGTTACATTCTGCGATCCCTTGTCACAATCATTTACTGTTGATGAGACTGGAGCATTCTTAACCAAAATTGATGTTTATTTTGCAGCAAAGGATGAAAATGAGAGCATTAACTGTGAACTCAGAACTATGGAGTTGGGAACGCCAACTAATGAATTGGTAACAGAGTATTCTCAGGTTACTCTTGAACCAGAAGATATTCACACCTCTGCAGATGCATCTGTTGCAACTACGATAACTTTCCCATCGCCCGTTTATCTGGAACCTGATCGTGAGTATTGTTTCGTTCTTCTTGCACCATCTTCAGATGAATATGAAGTTTGGGTAGCAAGAATGGGTGAGAAGACTGTCAATGCATCACAACTTCCCGATGCTGAAAGTGTTGTTGTAACAAAACAATATATTGGAGGAAGTTTGTTCAAGTCCCAGAATGGAACAATTTGGACAGCAAGTCAGTTTGAGGATATGAAGTTTGATCTGTATAAAGCGGACTTTGTTAAAGATCCTGGAATTGCATACTTCTTCAATCCATCACTTGAAAATGGAAGTGACTTAAGCAGTAGACTCACGAATAATGCAATCAGGACTCTTCCAAGAAAACTTAAAGTTGGCATCACAACAACTTCTGCAATGGATAGTATTCTTACTATTGGCAAAAAGGTCAGTGATAATACATCTTCTACTGCAATCAGTGGTAACATTGAGCAGGTTGGTGGAAACATTGCTAACACGACCAATAATTTAGTTGGTGCTGGATATAGTAATGGAACCTATACTGGAGTCAATTTTTACTCTGTTACCGGATCTGGGTCTGGATCTATTGGTATTGTTACATTTTCAAGTAATACACTTAGTGGAAATCCGCATGTTACAACTGCGGGTAATGGATATGTTGTTGGTGATGTTCTTGGAATTACAACTTCTGACGTTGCTAGAGGACGTGGGGCACAATTCTCTGTTAAAAACATTACAGGAAAAGACACCCTATATCTGACCAATGTTCAGGGTGAAGAGTTCACATCAGGTCAAGCACTTGTTGTTTATAGCTCTACCGATGTTGCAGTATCTTACGCAAACACAACCATCAGAAACTCTAGTACCATCAGCAATCTGTATGATGGAAGAGTGCTAGAAGTTGGACAAAGTAATCATGGTCTCCATGCTGACAACAATATTGTTACTCTTGCAGACATTGAACCCAATACATTACCAACTACACTCAATGCTAAACTTGGATTGAGTGATACAACAATCTCCGTCGCAAATACATCACTATTTGCAACATTTGAAGGTATTTCTACTTCTACCGGTTATGCCAAGGTAAACAATGAAATTATTTACTATAATGCTATCACTGCTGGATCTGGTGGTGCTGGAACACTCGGAATTGGTACACGAGGAATTGATGGTTCTCTTAAGAGAACTCATGATCTTAATGATCAAATTTTCACCTATGAATTAAATGGAATCTCTCTCCATAGAATCAATAAGCAACATAATATGCCTAGTGATTCTACTTTGAAAAATGCTAGGGATCTTGATACTTATCACCTACAAATTGATCGCGGTTCTAGAACAACTGGAGACAATCAACTCAGTTTCATTGACGAAAATAGTCTTGGTGGTTTGGTAATATTCTCATCTAATAATATTCAATTTGATGAAATAACTCCAAGAATTAATTTATTCACACCATCTACAAGTACTAACGTAAATTCTCAAATTAGAACAGTTTCTGGAACTAGTTCTGGTGGTTCAGAAGTTTCGTTTATTGATCAAGGATATGTAAATGTATCTTTGAACAATCCAAATCCGCTGACCACTCCAAGAATTGTTGCGTCAAGAGTTAATGAAACAAGTAGACTTTCAAGTCTTCCTAATAGTAAGTCTTTAACTCTTGCAGTCAATATGAATACAACAGATTCAAATCTATCCCCAACAATTGATCTTCAAGGATCTAGTTTTAGATTTGGAAGAAATAGACTCAATAATCCAATTTCGGATTATGCAAATGATGGAAGGGTAAATTCTCTCACTGAAGATCCACATACTGGATATTATGTTTCAAGAAGAACAGATCTTGCACAACCTGCTACTTCTCTGAAGGTAATTGTTTCCGCATATCGCCATTCTTCAGCAGACTTTAGAGTACTTTATGAACTCTTCAGAGTTGATTCTAATGGTATTGAACAGGCGTTTGAATTATTCCCCGGATTTGATAATCTAAAAGACACTAATGGTGATGGATTTGGTGATGAGGTAGTTGATTCTATCCTCAACAACGGTAAATCAGATGCCTTCGTTCGTGCAAGCGCGGATGGTGAATATATAGACTATCAGTTTAGTGCTGATAATCTTTCTCAGTTCAATGGATTTAGAATTAAAATTGTTATGAGTGGAACAAATGAAGCGAGAGCACCAAGGTTTAAAGACTTTAGAGTTATCGCACTTGCATGATGAAAAAAGTAAAAGATCATAAGCACCTTTATCGTACCGATGTGGGTGCTATTGTCAATACTGATACCACTGGTTATAATGAATATGTTAAGATGAAGTCCAACCGCGATCGTCAAAAACAAGAACTTGATGAAATGCGGAATGATATAGATGAAATCAAGTCACTTCTCATGGAGTTTATTAATGGATCCCGATCAAATCAAACTTGAAACAATGTCTAAAATGTTTGCTTATGAGCAACAAGCTAGACTGATTGAAGAGTGTAATGATATTGATGAACTTCAAAACATTTGCAAATCTTACGCAAAACTTTATTTCAAACAGCAGGAAGTTGTCAAGGCAATAGGACTACCTTCCTAAATATTTAAAATACCTTTGAAAAATGGCAGTATACGTCAGTAATATTCAAATTGATCAAAGCACTGATTTTAGTCAAGTCTTCACACTTGAAGACGGGACATCTAACTCTGTCCTGAACCTGACTAACTATACATTTAAATCTCAAATGAGGAAGCACCCTGCTGCTACTTCTGGTGTTACTACATTTACTTCATCCGTTTATGGTGCAGCAGCAAACGGTCAAGTTAAAATTGGTTTGACAACATCTCAGACGGTTAATCTGAAAGATGGTAGATATGTTTACGATGTTATTATGACTGATAATGCTGGTATTATGAGCAGAGTAGTTGAAGGTATGGTCCAAGTACGCGCTGGAGCAACGAAATTTTAATGGCGAATATTAGAGTCAAAACTAATAACAATACAACAACTGTAAGGGTTGGGCAAACAAACGCTATAAAAGTAGTAGCATCAAATCAATCTGCTGCTACAACAACAGTTGATAATTTGGCAAACGTTGGTGATGTGAACACTAATGCTAGAGCAAATAACACTTTTATAATGTTTGATGGTTCTGAATATATTCATGTTCCAGCACATCAAATTGTTGATCTTTCTGATGGTAGTGATGATGAAGCATATGATGCTGGAACTTTTTAACTAGGTATTTTTTTACCTAAATAATAAAAAAGGTAAGAAATTTACAAGATGGCTGCTCCTGTATTACAGTTCAAGAGAGGTCTCTTTAGCAATTTGCCAGCATTAAGGGCAGGTGAGCCGGGATTTACAACCGACAAATATGACCTATATGTCGGGATTGACTCGACAACTTCAAATAATAAATTCGTAGGTTCAGGTAGATTCTGGACTGTTGAGGGTGCCACTAGTGGATCTGGTGTCAATCTTGTAGAGGGTACTAATAACGGTACGAGTTACATTACGCTTGCATCTCCAGCATCTTTAGCTGGAATAGTAACGTACTATTTCCCCGGAACTCAAGGTGGGGCAAGTAGTGTTCTTACCAACGATGGAAGCGGAAATTTAAGTTGGGGTGCTGGTTCTGCTAACTCAGTTCTGACTGGTGTTACTACAGTAACAGGTCACCTTGATATTGACTCTACAGTCGATATTTCTGGTATCACAACATTCTCTAATACCACTGATAATACTCTTGGTAATGTCAACACTGGTAGTGTTCAACTTGATGGTGGTCTAGGCGTTGCCAAGAACGTTACTGTTGGTGGAAACTTAAACGTCCAGGGATATGCCGAGTTTGTTGGTGTTGCCACATTCAAAGGTGGAACAATCAACCTTGGTGATGCTGATACTGACGACATCAACGTCGGTGGTGAGTTCATTTCAAGTCTTGTACCTAACGCAGACAAATCTGTTGATTTAGGTGAGTTTGATAAGCAGTGGAGAGATGTATATGCTGGTGGTTCTGTTTATGGATATGAAAGTTTAGTAAGCACTGAAGCTGCCAATACTACAGTTACATACACTGTTACTGTTGCCTCTAAGACTGCTAATCACAGATACAACGGTAGTGGTTCTGGTTCCGGATACTATATTGATGGGTCTGAATCTCCATTCATTACTCTTGTACCTGGCGTAACTTATCGCTTTGATCAGGCAGCAGGTTCTAATAGCGGTCACCCACTTCGCTTCTATCTAGAAGCACAAAAAACCACTGGTTATACCACAAACGTAACAACTAGTGGTACTGCTGGTAATGCTGGTGCTTATACTGAAATTACAGTAACTGACACTACACCTCAGGTTCTTCACTATCAGTGTGCTTCCCACGGTTTGATGGGTAATGCTGTTTCCACCCAATCTAACGTAGTTCATAATAACTTCCAAGCAACTTTCCTGGAAGGTATTGCTGTAACCGGTGTTTCTACCTTCACCGGTCAAATTGATGGTAATGGTGGTGCAAATATCTCTGGTGCAGAAACAGTTCTTTCTTCTGCAACTGTTAGTGACCTGACAGATAACAGAGTTGTCATTGCTGGTACTTCTGGTGCTCTTGAGGATAGTGCTAATCTCATATTTAACGGTTCAACTCTTGCTGTAACTGGTGATGCTACAGTTAGTGACTCCATTACGGTTACCAAAGATGGTAATATTGGTGCTGGTCTGACTGTCACTGGTGCTCTGGATGTTAACGGCGGTGCTAATATTGCTAGTGGACTAACTGTTACTGGTGGTTTAGTTGCTAACTCTGCACAAATTAGTGATCTTACAAATAATAGAGTTGTCATTGCTGGTACTTCTGGAGAACTTGAAGATAGTGGCAATCTTACCTTTGATGGCACCACCCTTGCGGTTACTGGTGCTGCTACAGTTGATAACTTAAGTCTTAATGCAAACACAGTTACGACTTCCTCTGGTGGATTAACTCTTGATTCTGCTAGTGGTACAACCACAGTTGCTGATGACCTGACTGTCAATGGCACATTTACCGTCCTAGGTTCTCAGTCAATTATCAATACTGAAACCTTAAAGGTTGAAGACTCTCTGATTGAAGTTGGTCTTGTCAACAGTGGTGGTAGTCTGGTAGCACCTTCTTCTGATGCCAACATTGACGTTGGTGTTGTAATGCACTACTACAGTGGTTCTGCTAAAACTGCCTCTATATTCTGGGATGACAGTGCCGGAAGAATTGTTGTTGCTGATGCGGTAACTGAAAGTAATAGCGTAATGGGAAGTATCTCTTATGCTACTCTTGAGATTGGAGCATTGACTGTTAGTGATTGTCAAGGAAACAGTCAAGCAGTTATTTCTTGTAGTGGATCTACAAGAAGTCTTGAAAATATAACTGTGGATGGTGGTTCGTTCTAAGATTAAATACAACTTATAAATATAGGTGGGCTAGTCCCACCTTTTTTTATACCAATTATGAATGAAAATGAGATCAAAAATTTGATAGTAACATATCAAAAAAAGGTAAATGATTTTTTATCTCAAACAATTGCTATGGAATCAAAGGTTCTAACTTTAACTCAACAAGTTGAATCTTTAACATCACAACTTACTGAACAAGAGAATGAGTTGGTGAAGTTGAGAAAACCTAAAAGAACTACTAAAAATATAGACTCTGAGGCATTCTAATGGCAAAACCGTCAACACGCCAAGGGCTGATTGATTACTGTAAAAGACAACTTGGTGCTCCTGTTCTGGAGATCAACGTTGATGACGACCAAATTGATGATTTAGTTGATGATGCTATTCAGTATTTTCAAGAACGCCACTATGATGGTGTTGAGAGGATGTACCTCAAATATAAGTTTACGCAATCAGATATTGATAGAGGAAAAGCAACTAATAACTCTACAAGCACAAATACTGCAGGTATTGTAACCACTAGTGCAACATCTACTTCCATTAGTGGATATGGAACAACAACTTCTAATTTTTACGAAACATCTAACTTTATTCAAGTACCAGATTCAGTTATTGGTATTGAAAAGATTTTCAAATTTGATACTAGTAGTATTTCTGGGGGAATGTTCAGTCTCAAGTATCAGTTGTTCTTAAATGATATGTATTACTTCAACTCTGTAGAGTTGTTGCAGTATGCGATGACTAAAACTTATCTTGAGGATATTGACTTCTTATTAACTCCAGATAAGCAAATTAGATTTAACAAGCGTCAGGACAGGATGTATCTTGATATTGACTGGAGCAGTGTAAGTGAAGATGATTATATTGTTATTGATTGTCATCGCGCATTAGACCCACAAAATTTCACACAAATCTTTAATGATAGTTTTGTAAAGAGATATCTCACTGCATTAATTAAGAGGCAGTGGGGAGCAAACATGATTAAGTTTGGCGGAACTAAATTGCCAGGAGGAATTGAACTTAACGGCAGACAATATTATGACGACGGTGAAAGAGAAATTGCCGATATTCGTAGTCGTATGGCAATGGAATACGAATTACCACCTCTTGATCTTATTGGCTGATGGCACTTAATCCCTTTTTCTTACAAGGTTCCTTTGGGGAACAAAGATTAGTACAGGAGTTGATTAACGAACAACTCAAAATATATGGTGTTGAAGTAACATATATTCCTAGAAAATATGTTCGTAAACAGACGATTATTGAAGAAGTACAATCTTCCAAGTTTGATGATAACTTCTTACTGGAAGCATATGTAAACACATATGATGGATATAGTGGTGCTGGTGACCTTATGACCAAGTTTGGTGTCAGTCTAAGAGACGAGTTGACAGTCACAGTATCTAGAGAGAGATTTGAAGATTTCATCTCACCTTTCCTGGATGATGAAAGTAATCAAGAAGTTGAAGTATCTGGAAGACCTAGAGAAGGAGATTTAATTTACTTCCCACTAGGCAATCGTTTATTTGAAGTTAAATTTGTTGAGCATGAAAACCCATTTTATCAATTGGGTAAGAATTATGTTTATGAACTCAAGTGTGAACTCTTTGAGTATGAGGATGAAGTCTTTGACACCTCTATTGATGTCATTGATACTGTTCTTGAGGACCAGGGTTATATTCTTGACCTTACAATGTTCTCAACGGGTTCTGGTGCCTCTGCGACAGCATCTGTAGGTACTGGATATATTCGGAAGATATTCCTGGATAATGATGGATCTGGATTCTCAAGCACACCAACGGTAGCGATCACAACAGCACCATCTGGTGGAACTGATGCTACAGCAGTGGCAATTACAACAACCAGAAATAATATCACATCTATATCTGAAATCTTGCTTACTAACGCAGGCGCAGGATATACACAAACACCAACTATTACAATTAGTGGTGGGGGTGGAACTGGTGCTGCTGCCACCTGTGGAATTATTACTGCTCATAGAGGTGTAATTTCCTTCACAATTACTAATGGTGGTACTGGGTTTACTACAGCACCTCCAGTAACAATTTCTGTGCCCCCTCTGTCTCCAGCAATTAATGCTAGTGCTAAAACGATTGTATCTGCCGCAGGAACTATTAGTGAAATTAGAATTATAGATGCTGGTGCTGGATTCTTAGGATCTGCTCCAACCGTAACTATTGGAACTGCCGCAACAACTGGTATTGGAACTTACTGGTTTAATGAGGTAATCACCGGGTCTAGATCTGGTATGTCTGCCAGGGTCAAGAGATGGGATGCAGATACCAATATCCTTCGTGTTGGTCTTACATCTGGATATTTCTATGCTGGTGAAACTCTTACTGGAGCTAAATCTGGTGCTGCATACGTTATTAAAAATACTGGTGTGGCGAACACTGAGACGGATAAATACAGAGACAATGATGAATTTGAGGCGCAAGCAGATAGTCTAATTGACTTCAGCGAAATTAATCCCTTTGGAACATACTAATGTTAGGAACTTACTACTATCACGAAATTATTAGAAAGACTATTATATCTTTCGGAACTTTGTTTAATGATTTAAATATCAAGCACAAAGACTCAAGTGGTGGTGTTGTAAGTCAATTAAAAGTTCCTTTAGCATATGGTCCAACACAAAAGTTTCTGGCAAGATTAGAGCAGCAGGCAAATCTGGATAAACCGGTTCAGATTACGATGCCTAGAATGTCCTTTGAAATGACATCAATCGCATACGACTCAACTAGAAAATCTGGGATTACTCAGACTTTCAAAGCGGTTGATGAAAACAATAATATGAAGAAAGTCTTCATGCCTGTCCCATATAATATTGGATTTGAACTCAGCATCCTATCCAAATTAAATGATGATGCTCTTCAAATTGTTGAGCAGATACTTCCATATTTTCAACCATCTTTTAATATTACTGTTGATTTGGTTGAATCAATCGGAGAAAAAAGAGATATTCCTGTAGTTTTAAATTCAGTCAATTTTCAGGATGATTATGAAGGAGACTTCTCTACACGCAGATCTTTAATATATACTTTACGATTCACAGCAAAAACTTACCTCTTTGGTCCTGTTGCTGAGAATCCTGAAGGTCTTATCCGTAAGGTTCAAGTTGATATGTATGCTGACACCAATACTCAGACAGCGAAAAGAGAGGTAAGGTACACTGCTGTGCCCGACCCAATTGATGCTAATCCGGGTGATGATTTTGGTTTCACTGAAACTTGGGAGACATTTACAGATTCTAAGTCATATAGTCCCACAAAACAATCTGATATTTAATACTCATGTCTGATTTTGATACGATTGATGATGCACTTAACGTAGAAAGTAGTATTATAGAAACAGAAAAACCATCTTTAATTAAGAGACCGGCAGAAAGTAACGATATTAAAAAAGACTATGAATATACAAGAGCCAATTTATATTCTCTAATTGAAAAGGGGCAAGAAGCAATAAATGGAATAATGGAACTAGCAGGTGAAAGTGCTAGTCCTAGAGCATATGAAGTTGCTGGACAACTTATTAAGAGTGTGGCAGATACCACAGATAAGTTAGCAGATTTACAAAAGAAAGTTAAAGACCTTGAGGAAGATGGAGCAAAAGGTCCTAATAGTGTTACTAATAATGCAGTGTTTGTAGGTTCTACATCAGAACTACAGAAACTTCTGAAACAAGGATTTCTAAATAGTAGTAACCCAGAAAAAGATAAATGAAGAAATGTAAGCAGGGGTATTACTACTGCTATAAAGATAAAAAGTGTAAGCGAATCCCTGGTGGATATCGTATAGGTCTGGGTGGGTATCTCCGTAGGGAGAAAGGAGAGGAGAAGTCTGAAGATAGTGGTGAAACTGAAACCAAGAAAAATGGTAATGGTGGAAATGGTAATGGTGAAAATGGTAATGGTGGAAACGATGGCGGTAGTGTAAGCGAATCTAAAAGTGGTGATTCTTCTTTGCGTGACTGGTTTAGTAAGAGTAAGTCTAGTGATGGCAAACCTGGTTGGGTTCAATTGGGTGGGAAATACGCTGGAAAACCCTGTGCCAAACAACCAGGACAAAAGACTAAACCCAAGTGTGGATCCAGTAAAATGGCTGCAAATTTAGATGATAAAGAAGAGAAAAAGGCATTTAATAGAAAGCAACGTCAAGATCCAAATCCAAATAGAAAAGGGAAGGCAATCAACGTGAAAACAGAATCTTATTCAAACTGGAGACAAAATCTTCAAGAGAAACCAGGTGATGGATATCTTGGACTTAAAAATTCTTATGAACCAGAAGGTGAAGTGTTAGAAGGTATGAACGCAATCAGAGCTGATGCAGGTCCACCTAAAACGACTATGAGAATGTCTGCAAGTGGTCAAGAACCAGCTGGTGATAAACTCTTGAGAAAGGCGAGTCAAGGTTTTAGTAACTTTATGAATAAACTAAATCCTAAAGCTATGCAGTCGAAACCTGCTGGACCCCAACGTAAACCTCTTATCTCTACTCCAAAGGAAGAAGTTGAACTAACTGGAGAACTGGTTGACGAAGGTAAGAAAGATGCTTGTTACCATAAGGTCAAGTCACGTTATTCTGTTTGGCCAAGTGCTTATGCTTCCGGTGCATTAGTTAAGTGTCGTAAAGTTGGTGCCAAAAATTGGGGTAACAAGACTAAAAATGAAAGTGTAGATTATTCCAACTGGAGAGATGATTTTGTCGCCACAGATTATGAAACTATTGATTTAATCAAGGCAGATCCTATCCAAGTCCCACCTTCCAATCTTCAAAAGATTGAAGAAGCAAAAAAATGCTGGAAGGGTTACAAAAAAACAGGAACTCAAAAACTGTTTGGTAAGACCTATAATCGCTGTGAAAAAATCAAGAAAGAACATTATGATTGGAGAGCAGAACTTGATGAAGGTTCTGCTTGGACAAAAAAGGAGGGAAAGAATGAAAAAGGTGGACTTAATGAAAAGGGAAGAAAATCCTATGAGAAAGAAAATCCAGGA